ATACACTTTTGACTATCAATGTCCGGACAATTGCCGGCCAGCAAGATATTTCAAAGCAAGCAATCGAGCGCGGAACAGGCATTGATGCTTTCATCGTTGCCGACCTAATCCGTTCTTGGCACACAACACTTGATGCTCAGATTCTTAATGGTGCAGGCACAGCAGGCACAATCAAGGGAATCCGCAACTCAGGTGGAAATGCCATCACATTCACAGCAACAACACCAACAGTTGCCTTGCTTTATCCAAAACTAGCTGATGCAATTCAGCAAGTTCAGGCAAACACATTCACAACACCAACTCACTTCATTATGCACCCACGCCGCCTAGCATTTTTGTTAGCTGCCGTTGATGGTTCAAACCGCCCATTAGTAGTTCCTGCTGCGGGTGGCCCAATGAACGCAATCGGTACAGGCGCAGGCGTTGCAGGTTATGGCAACAGCGGCTATCAGATGCTTGGACTTCCAATCATCACAGATGCTTCAGTTGGTACAACATACGGCGCTTCAACAAACCAAGATGAAATCTATTGCGTTGCCGCACCTGAGATGCACCTTTGGGAACAACCTGGCTCACCATTCGCATTGTCTTTCGATGCTACTGGCGCAGGCAATCTCACAGTTAAGTCAGTTGTTTACGGCTATGCAGCGTTTTCTGCTGAGCGTTACCCACTTGCTGCCTCAATTATTTCAGGCACAGGCTTAGTGGCACCAACCTTCTAATTTGAAGGTTTCTTGATTGTGTTGAAGGGGCAAGACTCCCCCGACTTGCCCCTTCAACACTTCCCAAAACAGATTCGGGGGAATCTATGAAGTCAGCTCACAAAGTTTCAATCGGTAGTTGCGACCCTGGCACCGTCAATGGTGCTTTTGCTTATCGCCTCATTCAATTAGCGCAAGCAAGATCAGCAAGACTTGGCCCTTTTGTTCGCGTTAAAGGTTCAGGGTTGCTATCAAAACAACGCAACCGAGTTGTAAAACAATTCTTAGATGGCACAAAGTCTGATTGGTTATTGCTAATTGATAGCGATGAACAATTATCAGTTGAGGCATTTGATAAGTTGCTTGAAACTGCTCACGATAAAGAACGCCCTGTTGTGGCAGGTTTAGTTTTTGCAGGATTTGGAATTGAAGGCGCACCGTATCCAAAACCGGTGCCTGCTATCTTCCAAGATGCACCCGAAGGCTTTTTGCCTTTGTATAAATACGATAAGAATTCAGTTTTTGAAATTGATGCTGCGGGAACAGGTTGCTTGCTTATCCATCGCAGCGTGTTAGAAAAAATGCGTGAAACCGCAGACAAAAACCAAGGCCCTGATTGGTGTTGGTTTTGGGATGGCCCCGTTGATGGCAATTGGATTGGTGAAGATTTACTTTTTTGCCGTAGAATTAGAGCATTAGGTTTCCCAATTTATGTAAACACGGGAGCAATTTTGCCGCATCAAAAGTCTTATTGGTTAGATGAACGGCACCACCAATTATGGAAAGATTGAAAAGAATTTTGCGATTAGCTCGCAAGCCAAAAGAAACCGCAACGGCTGCCCCTGATTTAGAAAGGGCGATGCTGCCTAAAGCAGAAAAGAGAATCATTCGTGGCAATAACTAACGGGTACTGCACCCTTGCCGAGTTGAAGGCATCTCTTGCCATTACCGACTCAGTTGATGACACCCCGCTTGAGGCTGCCGTTACCGCAGCAAGTCGAATGATTGACGATTACACAGGGCGATTCTTTTACGCCGATGGAACTACTCAATCGCCTGTTTATCGTTACTACACACCCGAAGATGCTTACATTTTGCCCGTTGATGATTTTGTCAGCATCACTCAAATTGCAACAGATGATAATTTTAACCAAACTTATGAAAGCGTTTGGACAACCGCAGATTTCTTGACCGAACCAATCAATAACCCCCGCCGAGGTTGGCCTTACTCACGCATTTTGGCGGTTGGAAGTTATGTTTTCCCCTACTTCTTACCTCAAGCAGTACGCGTGAGAGGCGTTTGGGGATGGTCAGCTACACCTTCGGAGATCAATATGGCAACGCTAATTCAGGCTTCACGCCTTTTTGTTCGCCGTCAATCACCCTTTGGAATTGCTGGCACTCCCGACCTTGGCACCGTTCGACTTTCAGCTAAATTGGATGCCGATGTTGAGGCACTTGTTCGCCCATTCCGCAAGCAGAATGGCATTGCTAAATGAATGTAAGCACCGTCAGAGATGGGCTTAAAACCCGTTTACAGACCATTACAGGGCTTCGCGCCTTTGACTTAATCCCTGAGGTGCCAACGCCACCCTGCGCAATCGTGGGGCAATTAGATTTCACATTTGATATTGACAATGCGCGAGGTTTAGACCAAGCCAATGTTGATATTTATGTGATTGTGCAACGCTTTGATGCCCGTTCGGGTCAAGATAAGTTAGATGCTTATTTGGCAGGAACGGGTGCAGGTTCAATTAAGGCCGCCCTTGAAGGTGATCGCACATTAGGGGGCGCAGTTCAAACTTTGCGAGTATTAAGCGCCGAATCAGGAACTTATGACTCGCAAGGCAATCTTTATTTATCGTACCGCTACCGCCTCACAATTTGGGGATAAGGAGAAACAAATGAGCTACACAGTAACCTCAGATTTAGAGGTTTGCGGAAAAAGCAAAGGTGACACTCTCACCGAAAAAGAACTACTTGAAGCAGGTGTGGACATTGATGCACTTGTTGAAGGTTCACACATTAAGTCAGATTCAACACCGTCAATCAAGCCAGTAACAACTCAAGAAGGAGCCAAATAAATGGCAAGAATCGTATTAACAGATGCGAAGGTGACAGTAAATGGAGTCAATTTGAGTGATCATATTGCTTCAGTTTCACTTTCAAGATCAGATGATGTCATTGAAACATCAGCATTTTCTTCAACAGCGGCAAAGACCCGCGTTGCCGGCTTGCAAGATAATTCCGTGACTTTAGAATTTCATCAAGACTTCGCAACTTCAAATGTTGAAGCAACCATCTACCCACTTTTGGGAAGCACCACTACAATAGTGGTATCACCAACTTCATCCGTAAGTGCAACATCACCTTCATATTCTTTCACAGCACTTGTTTCTGAATGGACACCACTTAACGGTGGAGTTGGTGAACTCGCAACCGCATCCGTAACTTGGCCTATCTCAGGCGCGATCACAAAGGCGACAGCATAAAATGGCAAGATTAGTCTTAAATAACGCGTATGTTGTTTTCGGAACAAACGATCTCAGCGATCACATTAGTAATATCTCACTTCAAACATCATACGATATTATCGAAACCACCAGTTTCGGACAAACTTCGAAGACCAGGGTGGCTGGATTGGCTGACAATTCTGCGACCTTCGAGTTCCACCAGGATTTCGCAACTTCAAGCGTTGAACAAGTAATTTATCCTTTGCTTGGCACCGCCGTAACTTGCACCGTCAAGCCTGTTAATACAACAGTATCGGCAACAAATCCTTCATATACATTCTCAGTTTTAATCTCAGAATGGACACCACTTAACGGTGGCGTTGGAGAACTTGCAACAGCAAGCGTGACTTGGCCTATTTCAGGCGCAATTACAAAAGCAACAGCCTAATTAAACAAGGGGGAAAATAATGGATGGATTATCAATAAAGGTTAAAACAACTGATGGTTTCGAGGGAGTCTTTTCTTTGACTCCCCGAATCATCGTTGGATTTGAACAAAAGTTTGGCAAAGGATTTGCTAAGTTACTTGGCGAGGAACAAAAGCTAGAACACATCTACTATCTTGGACACGCAGCTCTTGTCGCAAATGGCAAAGTTGCAAAGCCTTTTGGTAACGGTTTTCTTGACGATTTAGTTTCAGTTGAGTTACTTACAGACCCAAATTCCGAATCCACCGAGATAGCCTGACCTATTCAATAGCAGCAATTTCGGTGGAGTCGGGATTATCTCCACTTGATTTATTAGATGCCCCCGATGGCATTTTGGAAGCAATCGTTGCCTACATAAAAGAACGCAACAAAGCGCGGAGCAAATAATGAATGAAGAAGCAATTGTTCTGACAGGTATTAAGGAAACCTTGGCGGCATTGAAAAAATTTGATGAAAATGCCGTCAAGGGTTTTAATAAAGTTGTGACTTCGGAACTTAAAATTGCAAGAGATCAAGCCCGAAACAAAGTTGATAAAATTCAAAGCCGAAATTCTGATACACCTATGAGTGGTTGGCGCAAAGTTGAACCTAAGAATCCAAGCAAGACTTCTCGCGGTGGTAAGGGTTGGCCTGCTTGGGATACTGGCGCAATAAAAACAGGCATTGTTTCAACTCGCGCTCAAGGTAAAGTTCGCGCCGACTACACAACCTCAGCAGGTGCCTTGCTCAATAAATCAGCAGCAGGTGCCATTTTTGAAGTTGGTGGGCGATTAGGTGGCAGCGGGCAATTTATTGAAAATCTTAATTGGTTTGGTAAAGCATCACGCCTCATTTGGTGGGCAGTTGATAAGAACAAAGCCGAGATTGAAAAGAAAATTTCAGATGCTTTAGATGATGCAAAAAGATCACTTCAGCAACATCTAAACACGAATAAGAAAGGCTAATCAATGGCACTTGGAGCAGTAGTTGCCCGAATTGTTAGCCAATACTCTGACAAAGGCTCAAAGGCAGCTCAAAGAGATATTGCCAAACTAGGCAAGAATTTTGATGCCTTTGCCAAGAAAGCAACTAAAGCATTTGCAATTGCCGGTGCCGCCTCAGCAGCGTTTGCCGTTAAAATTGGCAAAGATGCAGTTCAAGCTGCAATTGAAGATCAAAAATCACAGGTACTTCTTGCCAATTCTTTGCGCAATACCGTTGGCGCTACCGATTCAGCTATTTCAGCGGTTGAAGATTACATAACCAAGCAGCAAAAATTATTCTCAGTTGCCGATGACCAATTGCGCCCATCGTTAGCGGCACTCGCTGCCGCCACCGGGTCAATTACGGATGCGCAGAAACTTCAAAGCGTTGCCCTTGATATTGCGGCGAATAAACAAATTGATTTAGTTACTGCTTCAAAGTTACTCGCCAAGGCTTACGGTGGCAACATTGGCGCACTAAAGAAGCTCTTTCCTGAGATTTCAGCGAACACCGTTAAATCTAAAGACTTTGCCACAGCTCTTGATGTGGTTGCTAAAGCCTCAAGTGGCGCTGCCGCTGCCGCTGCCGATACTTTGGCAGGTCGCCTTGAAGGTTTGAAATTAGCCTACGGCGAAGTTCTTGAAACTTTGGGCTATGCCCTGTTGCCTGTTCTTACTCAGTTTGCTACATACATTCAAGCAAATGTTTTGCCTGCGCTTGAAGCGTGGACAAATGCAAACAAAGACAAAATTGCCAACAGCTTAAAAAATATCTTTGAAGTTCTCAAAGTTGTTACTAAACAATTGGGTGAATTCTTTGGATTCATCTCACGCAATATCGGAACACTCAAAGTATTCGGCGCAATCCTTGCTGGAATTTTTGTTGGCAGTAAAATTGCCGCAGGCATCCAAGGTTTAGTTGCAGCAATTGGTTTAGTTACAACTGCTCTAACTGCTCAAACAGCCGCAGCAAGTACCGCAGCAATTGCAACGGGATTTGCAACCGCAGGCGTAAGCCTTATTGCCGGTGGAGCAGCAGCAGTAATTTTCTACAACCAAATGAACAAGGTTCAAAAGTCGGTTCAGGGTGCAACAATTGCCATCAATGAGCAAACATCTGCAATCGGCAATTATTCGATGTCAGCAAATCGAGTTTATGAATCAACTGAAAAACTTGTTGTAAAACTCACCGCAGCCGAAATTGCCGCCGCCAAAGCAGCAAAGGCATCTGCTAAAGAAGCAGCCATCGCCGCAGCTAAAAAGGCAGCAAGCCTCAAGGCAATTGCCGCACTTACTAAGATGGGCGCAAAACCAACTGCCGAGAATGACCCAATCCAACTTGAAGCGGCTCGCCTAAATCTAGTCAAGCAAGGCGCAATTGCCGAGCAAGCAAGACTTGCCGCTTTTGTTGCTGCTCGCAAGTTTGAAATTGATTCAAACAACGCTGCCGCCGAATCTGCCAAGCGTTACAATGACATTCTCACCGCACTTGCTGACACCAAGATCACGCCTGCTGAGTTTGAATTACTTGCCGCCAAGTGGGGAATCACCACTACCGCCGCGCAACTTTATGTTCAAACAATTATCTCAGTTCGCGATAAGGAAATCAGCGCCTCTGAAGTTGCAAAGTTAGCTGAAACTTGGGGCATTACTTATCAAGAAGCAGCAAAGTACCTTGATTTCTTCAACGCGCTAAATGATGGCACACTATCCGATGCTGAAATTGGCAAGTTGCAGGAAAAGTGGAGCTTAACTGAAAAGCAAGTTCTCCAATATGCTGCCGTCTTTGCCGCAGCCGATGATGGCAAAATTGATTTAACTGAAGTCAAGAATCTTGGCGATCAATGGGGATTGACTAAGAAAGAAACCGAAGCCTATATTGCCAAAATTCTTGAAGAATTTGGTTATGACCCAAGTTTGCTTGCCGCACCCGTTGAAGCCGAAGGCGCTTGGCTTTTGGCTTACGGTAGCGTTGAAGCCTACAAAGAAATTTCCGAAGGCACCTTTACTTATGACCCAAGCATCACAGCAGGTTCAGATGCCGCTTCAATTGGTTGGATTTCAGCATCAGGAGCTTTATCGGCTTATGTAGCAGCAGCAGCCGATGCTAATTCAATAGTTATCAAACCGCCTGTAATTCCACAATTGCCAGTTATTCCACCTGAATTGTTGCCTATAATCCCACCGCTAGGTGGCGACAATGAGCCTGTCTTTGTGCCACCACGCGGAGCCGTTCTCCCATTGGCAACAGGCGGCATTGTAACTTCACCAACTCTTTCTCTAATTGGTGAGGCTGGCCCTGAGGCAGTAATCCCACTTTCAAAAATGGGTTCAATGGGTGGCGGTTCAAACATCACAGTAAATGTTGGCGGCAGCGTTATCAGCGAAGGCGATTTGGTTGCAGTAATTCGCGATCAACTTCTTGGACTTCAACAATCAGGTAAATCAATCACATTGTCTGCGATTTCCCTCTAATGCCAGGACTACCGCAGCTCAAGGCGAGCATTGACTTCACAAATGGCCCTGCATTTGTTTCAACCGCTTTCACTTTAGGTGATGCAACTAAAGGCAGACTTGGCACGGGTCAGTTAGCCGATGCCGATGATAGCGTTGATATTTCAGACACCATTTTGCGCGTTGGAATTCGGCGTGGTCGAAACCGTATCTTGGACAAATTTGAAGCGGGTTCAGCAACAGTTGTTCTTGAGGATACAACGGGCGCGTATAACCCAAGCAATCCTGCATCTCCCTATTACGGCAAGTTAGTTCCATTGCGTAAAATCCGCATTTGGGGCGAATATGAGGGCGCTCAATACCCACTTTTTGCGGGATACATTCAAAGCTATGACACAAATTTTCAAGTTGGCGTGAGTGAAACCTCAAGCGTGACTCTCAAGTGCGTTGATGGATTCCGATTCTTCAACGGTGTCAGCGTTACCACCTTGGCGGGCGCATCGGCGGGGCAATTGTCGGGTTCGCGCATCACCAACTTTCTTGATTTAGTTGATTGGCCTGCATCTCAACGGGCGATTTCAGCAGGAGATTCGGCGCTTCAAAATGACCCTGGCACCGCCAACCGCGATGTGCTTGGTGCAATTCAATTAGTTGAAAAGTCAGAATTTGGCGCTTTTTATCTTGATTCATCAGGAACGGTAAATTACCTTTCCCGTTCAGATGTCAGCAAGAAGGCAGATTCAACGCCTGTTGTTTATGCCGATGACGGTTCGGGCATTTATTACCAAGGCATTGACTTTGCCTACGATGACACCTTGATTGTGAACAATGTTTCGGTTCAAGGTTTAGGTTTGGCAGTTCAAAATGTTTTTGACCAAACCTCAATTGACACTTACTTTTTACACTCAGGCGTTCGAGATGGTTTGCTAATTCAAACCGACACCGAAGCCAACAATCAGGCGGTTATGCTTCTTGCTTCACGCAAAGATGCAGTTTTGCGCATTGATTCAATGACCTTGAACCTTTACGATGAAGCGGCAGAAACCCGAATCATCGCAGCTCTTAATTCTGAAATTTTTGACCTAATCAACATCACTAAATCAGTACCCGGCGGTTCAACCGTCACCCGTGAGTTATTTGTTCAAGGTATCGCTCACGATATAACACCGCGAAGTTGGAACACAATTTTGCTAACATCAGAACCTATAATCCAAGCGTTTATTCTAGACAGCACAACCGATCAAGGCAGACTTGGCTCAGGAATCCTGAGCTACTAACAAGGAGATAACAATGGCAGGTGCGGGCTACCGTTTATTCAATACCGGAGATGTTTTAACGGCTGCGCAAGTTAATACTTACTTGCAACAGCAGGTTATTATGGTGTTTGCTGATTCGTCAGCTCGCACAACTGCCCTTTCAGGTGTTCTTTCTGAAGGAATGTTCTCTTACCTAACAGGCACTAACGCCTTCCAATACTACGATGGCGCAGCGTGGGCAGATGTTTCAAACCCTGGCGATATTACAGGCGTGACAGCGGGAACAGGTTTATCAGGTGGCGGGTCAAGTGGCGCGGTCACTTTAGCAATTGACACCGCGACAACTGCCGACCTGACAACTGCCCAAACACTTACCAATAAGACTTTAACTTCGCCAACAATCAATGACCCAAAGTTGAACTTGAGCATCAATGCAAACACATCAACGACCTACACTTTCGTTCTAGCTGATAATGGCAAGTTGGTAACATCAAATAACGCCTCAGCGCAGACACTTTCAATTCCAACAAATGCAAGCGTTGCTTTCCCCGTTGGAACTCAGATAAATGTTGCTTGGATTACGGGCGCAGGTCAGCCAACAATTCAGGCAGTAACTTCAGGCACAACCACAATTCTTTCAACAGGTGCGACCTCAACAGCGCCTAAATTGAGAGTGGTCAATTCGGTTGCCTCTTGCGTGAAAATCGCAACTGACACCTGGTTAGTGACGGGCGATGTTGCCTGATGCCAAACTTAGGAATCATCGCCTCTAGTATTTCGGGCAAATTAACAAGTTTTGACAGCATCGCAACGGTAACGCCTTACACGACAGTTTCAACCGTTGTGTTTAGTTCTATTCCATCAACATATAAGCATTTGCAGATTAGATTTTTAGCAAGAACAGATAGATCGAACCAAGAAGATAACATTCAATTGCGCTTTAATTCTGACTCTGCTGGCAATTATGCGGCACACGTTTTATATGGTGATGGCGCAACTGCTAGTTCTTTTTCAGATGGCTCATCCATTACATTTAACA